CTCAAGGCACCCGCCTCTGAGCCTGCGCATCGGATTGAGTATTTACTCTTGCACGCGCCGCGTTCAACTCCGAGCCCAACCCGTTCTTTGATCTTTACTTTACATTCAAAATAAAAATTGTAAAAGTTTAACAAAGAGATAAACACACTCACAATGGCTATGCAGACTAATCCGTCTGCGAGTGGGAAGGGCAGCATCGAGGAGAACGCGACCAGTTTCTACAAGCCAACGATCTATCATAGCAAACATTTGAAACTGAAGACGCATCGGGCATGTGTTATGAAGGCGTGGCGTGATTGGACCATCATTTTATCCAATTTGTCGAACTTCGGAGTCATTGAGCATGGGTACGAGTTGCCGAAGGGCAAGTCAACCAGCTGCAGCACCGTCATCAGGATCGCACTTGATGACGATGATCTCGACATACTCTATGGGAGGACACAACATGAATGGATCTACCGGCTCATAAGGCGCACCTGGAACCACAACTGGTTTATGATAGTATGCGTTTGCCCATGGGTGCTCTATCAGGCATTCGTGGGTTATTCGTTTTGTACTGTCGTGAAGCAGCTGAGCCAGCTTCGATTTGACGCACTGGAGGAGCATTATCATGCGATGCCTTTGCTCATTGGGTTGGCTATGGTCGGGTGTTATTTCAATAGCTACTTCGGATGGCGTCAGCACTACGTGACTGTTCGAGTTGCTGCGCAGGCCGTCGAACAGGCCGTCCGGGAGCTTTGGAACGCAGAGCAGGAGAAGACCTCCCAAGACACAGTTGCGTCAGCCCCAGTGCAGACGCGTGTGAGTAATGAGAGCTGCGACTCAGCGAAGAAAATGCCGTCGATAAAACGGGTAAAGTACACACTTGCATGCAAATTTGTTACTGCGGCGTTCGCATTAAACGTCGCAGAGTTGCACGATCCAGACGATGACACCTTTGAGGTTGGGAATTCGGCGAAGGTAGATTCAAAAGCAGCTGAAAAGGCAGAAGAAGATGACATCAAACCAATGATGTACAAACTGCTTAGGACAAGGACGTCATCAGCAGCACCGAATGAACTTCGCGAATCCGTGGACATCAAGCCACGCACCATTTATGAGCTGTTCGAAGATAAGCAGCGCGGCGTCAAAATACAAATGCCAGATGAGGAGAAGCTTATAGACTTCTCTGGCGTGATATTAGGACCCGAGATAATAGAAATAATCAACGCACTCCAACCGAGCATTGAAAACGAGATCAGTGGTGTACATCGCCATCTACGGCGATTGAAACATCCACGCACCAAGAAGGATCTGAAAATGCCGGACCAGGAGACGGAGCGTAGATTATATCTTGCTGCAGATACGATGGCAGCTCATTTTGAGCGTAGTGCAGAGGCATCAGTCGCAAAAATTAGTCACTTCAAGCCACCAGAAAAGTGGACACAAACCATGAAAGACGAAATGCCAGAGAAAGCCGAACAAGCCAGGCAGGCCGATGGCAGCATCACACGTTGGAAGCAAAGAGTGCTTTCGGGATTCACGAAAGCCGGCGAGTTGATGTTGCCATTGATGAAACACGCCAGGTTGATCGGCAATCTAGGGCCTGTGTCCAATATGGAGGACGCTATGTCAGTTGGTCCTCTGGAAAACCTGATGAAAGAATGCTACCCGCATCTGATCACAAAGAAACTATCACTCGAGGAATGTGATCTGGCAATGGAGGATTTGTTAAGATACATGACGAGCAATGGTTTAACACCAGAGTCAGATGATTATTCAGCCATGGATTCGTCCTGGACTATATATGACCGCCACCGATTACGACGAGTAGCGGAAGCGGCATTAGGTCCAGTACGCCGTCATTTAAACATGGTTTTGCGCAATTACGATCACGTTCTGGATGCGGAAGAACGGCATAAGATGATCAGGTGGCGTCTAAGGTACATCACAGTGCTAATGGACCCACGCGACGCTATGCTATTCTCCGGTGAACGTATGACGTCCCTGTTTAACCGTTGGCTCGTGTTGATGCTAGAGTTTGCCGAGGACATTAGATGCCTTGGAGACCTAGAAGGAGTACGAGCTATAAACGCGACACTGGACGGAAAGCGTAGAACCACGATTGGTGACGGAGACGACAACTTACAAGGGATAGTGGCAGGACGGTATTCTAGTCAGGAAGAACGTGTGGACCGGTTCGCAGACATGTACAAATTATTGGATTGTTGTTCATCACCGCAAGAACGCACAGACGCAGAAGTCTTGTCGCGTTACCACATATGGTGCGGACACCAAACCGGGTATGTACATGTTGGAAAATTGGAACGGAACATGGGTCGCTTGATAGCATTTAAGATTTTGCGGTCTAATTTGCCCGATGATGTTACACAAACAATGTTGACACAAAAAGAATTGGCTATGATATGTACAGATATCTGGCAGAGGATCATGTCTTTGCAGTCAACCATGGTTGTAAGACATTTCGCTCGAGCCATGTTTGAGTACGCCTATAGCAAATTGAATGACGTTAACGCTGCAACAGTATATGATGATGATCAGAAGCGACTTGGACATGAGGATGGGGATCATCGTCTAGCAGATTGCCTGAGTGACATTAACTCAGTACTGGCGCACGCGAAAACGAGTACCTGGGCGATGGTGAAAGTGTCACATTTCAAGAACATCAAGGAGTTGAATTCACATCGGATTGAGCAATTGAAGGCGGAATGGGCTGAGGCAGATCTCATCATGAGCATGGCGGAGATAGAAGACAAACACTTACTTCATCCCGTTACGTTTGTGGAGGATTTTCCCATTTCGTCTAATGTAGCTAAGGCATTAGGCTTGAGGAAAGAGTGTATCGAAAGCATCGTTGCGCGCGAGAAGCGCAACAAGCCTCAAGATGCCGACGATAAGCACGTTGCACCCTTGGTACAACTTGGTGCAGCACTCCGATCTCAAGTTGGTGAGCCTGCTGACGTGGCTAGCCTGTCCAGCACCGGAAGCGCGGAGAACACACGCGTGGATCCAGCATGCGGACCTTTGCAGTTTGATATTTCGGGGGGTGACCCACCATGCGAAAGGGCATTGGAACTTGGAGCTGATAATGAGGATGATTTGAGGGCCGCTGCCGGCCTGAATCTCCAAAGTATTAGTGATGACCGAGGTTGGGAACCCGTAAGTTCACACACGATTGTGGATGTTCCGAATAGTAACAGTGAAGGGGCTGGGGTGCCTAGTGGGCCTGACTTGAGCATTGCTCAAGCCAGGATCTCCAATGCAGGAGATAAAACCGCAGGTGGGCCGAAGTCAAACAACCCTAATGTGCAGGGGTTGCCTTGCTCAGGAGAGGCGGCGGACAATGTTGAGGTGGTCGATTTGGAGCTAGGAATGGGACACGCCCGTCCAGCACCCGGATTAACGCTGGCGCCGGCTGATGTGGAAACACAGCGGCTGGATCAGCCAAAGACCACTCCAGAAACGGTAACCATCGAGTTATCAACATTGCTTCAAGCCTCACCTAGTGTTACGAGCCGCGAACCTGGAGAATTGGGCGAACCCAGGGGAGTAGGGCAAGGATTGGCACGGACGAACTACTTAGGCACGGGTGTGGATGCGA